CTCTGGAACAGTTCTTTCACAGTTTGATGGTCCCGTTACCTTCAACCAAGATGTGAAATTGAACAATGATACCATTATCAATGGAACTCTTAAGATCAATAATACTGTTGAGATTACCAACACGACAAACTCAACCAGCAAGGATACTGGTGCTCTGATTCTTGAAGGTGGTGTTGGACTTGAGAAGAATCTGAATGTAGGTGGAAATGTTTCTATAGCAGGAACATTTGGTGTCATTGGTGCTGCTACGCTTTCCAGCACCTTGGGAGTTACTGGAAATACAACTCTTGGAGGAACTCTCACTATTAATGGTGGCGGTGGTGGAACGGCACTACGATTGAATAGTGGTGGTGATATTACTCTTTATAATGGTGCAAATACTGGAGCTGCTTCAATCTTCTGTGATACAAATGGTGAACTAAAAACCAATGATAATGCTTATATTGGTGGAGCACTGAATGTTGTTGGTGACATTACAGCATTTTACTCTTCTGACGAGAGACTCAAGGATAACATCACTCCAATTGAAGACCCACTTACCAAGGTTCTTTCAATCAGTGGTAACACCTTTGACTGGAATGATAAGTCATCACACACTGGTAAAGATATTGGAGTCATCGCACAAGAAATTGAAAAAGTCCTACCAGAAATTGTCACAACCCGAGACAATGGATACAAAGCAGTTCAATATGAAAAACTGACTGCTCTCCTTATTGAAGCAGTTAAGGAATTATCACACAAAGTTGATGATCTCCAGCAAAAACTGAACGATAAATAACTAAAAAACCAAGATGTCTAGTATTAGAAAGACTTTTAACTTTAGGGATGGCGTCCAGGTTGATGACGACGATCTCGTAGTTCGTGGTGGTCTGGTTGGAATCGGTAGCACGGTTCCAACTGAAAAATTAGATGTAAATGGAAATATTCGTGCGGTTGGAGTTGTAACTTCTAGAGATCATTTTGTTAGTGGAACTTCAACAATCACTGAACTCCGTGTCGGAACCAATATCACTGCTTCGGCAAGCAGTGGTGTCATTACAGCCACTGCTTTTTATGGTAATGGTGCGACTCTTTCTAATCTTCCAACATCACAATGGGTTGATATTGATGTAGGTCTTGGTTTTACTTCAATTTATGCCGCAGGTAACGTTGGTATCGCCACCACAGACCCCCGTAATACCTTCCAGGTAGGTGCAAATCCAAGTAGCGGTAGAGGAGTTGGATTCAACTCAACGGGTGATATAAGGGCATCTGGAGTTGTTACAGCATACGCTTTTGCTGGTTTTGGAACAAATATAACCAACTTAAATGCTGATAATATTACGAACGGAACGATCCTAAACACATTCCTTCCAACAATTGATAATGCCAAACTTCCAGCAAACATTAGTGTTTCTGGAATTATTACTGCTTCTGGTGGATTCATTGGATCAGTTACTGGAAACGTAACTGGAAATGTAACTGGAGTTGCTCAAAGTGCTTCTTCACTGACAGGTACACCAAATATTAATGTTGGCGTTATTACGGCTACGAGAATTGTAACAGATACGATTGAAGTTATTCAATCTCCTGTTGGTGTGACGACGATTGCGAATACCTTACACGTTGGAACTGGTGGAACTGGATTCTCGGCACTAAATTCTGGTCGTGTCGGTGTAGGAACCGCACTTCCATCATCAGACTTCCAAGTTCGCAAGAATGGAACAACAACCCTTGAAGTCATAAGCAATACTGGTGAAGCAAGAATCAGTATTGGTCAATCAGTAGGACTTGGTAATAGTTCTGTTGTTTTAAGATTTGGAAACTCACAAAGTTCTTTTGATATTCTAAACAGGTCCACAGGATCATTCAATCAGTATCTTCACGCTGGTGGATCTGGTGTAGGAACTGGAAACTTCAACTGGATTTATGGTCAGACCAATAATGAATTGATGACTCTGACTTACGATGGTAAGTTGGGTATCGCAAAAACGAATCCAGACAACACCTTACACGTTGTTGGAACATCTACAGTCACTGGAAATGCTTATTTTGGTGCTAACGTTGAGATTCCTAACACACTTACAATTGGATCGGGTGCTAATAAAGCAGTTCTAGGTGGTTCTGGTGGCGTTCTTACGAATGTCAATATGAATAATACATCAGGCATCAGCACACTTGCGAATTTGTATGTAAGTGGTGAAATTGGAATTGGAACACCAGATCCAACTACCGATTTAGATGCGAGAAATAAAACTGCTCTCTTTGGTAAGATTGGTGTTAATACTACGTCAGCAAGTTTTAGTCCAGAATTATTCGTTAATGGCGGCGCTGGTTTTGTTCAGAAGGTTGGTATCGGAACCGCAGCACCATTAGCATCAATCAGTGATCCAGCAAATGGAAGTTTAGATTCTGGCGCTCTTCAAGTTTTTGGACAAGCAAATATCTATGATAATAATTTAATCATTCGTGGAATTGGTGGAATCGGGATTAACTCCGCCTTTCCTATTGGACCAATTGATTTACGTTTTGCGAATCTTACAGCATCATTAAGAGGTGTATTCTATCCTCCAGTATTAACAACAGCACAAAGAAACGCAATTACTCCAGCTTCTGTTGCTGCTGGTGCCATTATCTTTAACTCCAGCACTGGAAAGCATCAGGGTTATGATGGAACTTCTTGGAATGATTTCTGGTAAGTCTTGACATAAGTATCATAATACTGCTAGACTACCTTTGTTCCGGTTGAAGATGAGATACTAGGACACTTTAAGAACCGTCCACTGGGTCGCACCAGGGGCGGTTTTCTGCTATAATAGTTCTATACGCGATGAGACCTGTGATTCAACTCCGACCTCACCAGCAACGTGCTCTGGATGCCCTGCTGCAGCATCGTATTGGTCAGGTGATCATCCCGACTGGCGGTGGTAAGACCAATATTGCCATCTTTGATGCTCTGCGTGAGTTTCAGTCTGATGCTCCTAAAACCATCGTAGTCTGTGCTTCGCGCATCCTCCTGGCAGAGCAGTTGTCTTCTGAGTTTCTGGAGTTTATCACCACTGCTGCTGTTCTTCACGTCCACAGCGGTGAGACTCATCACCAGAGCACGACCAAACCTTCTGAGATCTACAATTGGTCCCGTCGTGCTTATAAGCATCAACTGATCTTCACTACCTATAATTCTCTTCAGCGTCTTCAGCAAGCAGACCTTAAGGTTGATACCATTTACTTTGATGAGGCACACAACTCTGTTCAGCGTCATTTCTTCCCTGCCACCGAGCATTTCGCTTCTGCTGCTGACCGCTGCTATTTCTTCACTGCTACTCCTAAGCATTCTGCTACTATTTCCAAACCTGGGATGAATGATTCCCGAGTTTATGGGCAGGTGATTTGTAATGTTCCTGCTCCTGAATTGGTTGAGGGTGGTTTTATTGTTCCCCCTAAGGTTGTGGTTCAACAGTTTGAGATGCTCGGCAAAGGTCAGATCGTTGCTGACGTTGACTGTGAGAATCTGATTCAGACTATTGATGCTCAGGAAGTGGGCAAGGTTCTGATTTGCTCTAAGGCAACCAAGCAGATTGTTTCTCTGGTTTCTGAGACTGATTTCTGTCAGCAACTGGAGGATCGTGGTTTCTCTTGGATGTATATCACGTCCAAGACTGGTGCCGTGATTGATGGTCAGAAAGTCAATCGTGAGGTGTTTTTTGACACTCTGAGTGCCTGGGGTAAGGATGACTCTAAGAAGTTTGTGGTTCTTCATCACAGCATTCTGAGCGAGGGCATCAACGTTTCTGGTCTGGAGGCAGTGCTGTTTATGCGCTCTATGGACTACATCGGCATTTCCCAGACCATCGGGCGGGTGATCCGCCTTCACAAGGACGACGCAGAGGGTCTCAGGAGCGGCAGGATCGCCCCTGGTGCCCTTGTAGACTACACCAAGTCGTTTGGACTGGTCTGTATCCCTGTCTACTCTTCTGTGGGCATCAGCACCGCTAGGAAGGTCCAAGCGGTGGTGGACACCGTGTTCCAGCAGGGTCTGCCTGCCATCAGCGTTGTCAAACGCTGAGTTTTCTGCTAAACTACCTACACACAAGGAGGAATCCCCAATGCGCTGCAAAGTCCAACTCTATGTCGCTGGCAAAGTTTTTGATGAGATCGTTGAGGCACGTGATTATGATGATGCCAAGCGGACTGCTCTGGCACGTAACCCAAGTGCTAAAGTTGTTGGTGTGACTGCTGTATTCGGATGAGCGAAAACTTTCA